GGGCGAGCGGCTCAAGGGCCAGTGGTCGCGTAAGCTCGTCGATATCTCGACGCCGGTGATGGACGGGGACCCGATCCTCAAGCAGTACGAGCGGAGCGACAAGGGGCAGATCTTTGTGCCGTGCCCGCACTGCGGCCACTACCAGACGCTGCAATGGGAGCAGATGCGTTGGCCCAAGGGCGATGACGGCCATAGCGTCTCGCCCGAGGCGGCGGAGACGGCGGCGTGGTATGCATGCGCGGGCTGCGCCGGTCAGATCGAGGAGGGGCATAAGCGGTGGATGCTGCGGCATTATAAGCGGGTGGCGGCCGGGCAGGAGATTGTGGAGCTGGAGGGCAAGTCAGCGCGAGGTGTGGAGGATTGGACGGTCGAGTTGGCGGGCGGTAAGCGTTGCCGGTATCAGATGCTGGGTGAGCCGACGATTCGCAAGGTCTTTGGGCTCCATCTCAACCGGCTCTATTCGCCCTTTGAGACGTGGGGGCAGATGGCCAAGCAGTGGCTCGATATTGGCGATGATATGTCGGCGCGGCAGACGTTCGTCAACGCGGCGCTGGCCCAGCCCTGGCGGGTCAGGACGCTCAAGCCGGATGAGCATAAGGTGCAAGGGCATATCTGGGCGGCGGTCAGGCCGTCGACGTTGCCGGCGGGCTACGACCATCTGACAGTGGGGGCGGATATCCAGCTGCGGTGCGTCTACTACAGCGTCTGGGCCTGGCGGGAGGATGGGGCGTCGCACCTGGTCGAGTACGGCGAGCTGGCCGATATTACCGACCTGGAGCACGTGGCGGCGGAGACCTATTCGCTCGCGTCCGGGGAGACGACGGGGGTGGGGGCGATGTTCGTCGATACGCGGTATCGGGGGACGGAGGTGGAGGATTTTGCCCGGGGTTTGGCCAATGTCTACGTCTGCCGAGGGTCGACATCGAAGGCCTGTCCCAAGACGGGGCCGGTGGCCATGGCCTATGTCAAGACGGATCAACGCGGGCGCAAGCTGCCGCCGCACTTGTGGCGGGCCTATGTGAGCGTGCACGGGGCGAGCTTCAAGGAGGAATTGCATTCGCGGCTGGAGACGCAGTGGGACGGCCAGGGCGAGACGCCGCCGGCGGGGTATGTGAGTCTGCACAGCGAGACCGAGATGGACTACATCGAGCAGCTGCTGGCGGAGGAGCGGATCGAAAAGACGGACATTCGCGGGCGGGTGACGCACGAGTGGAAGCAGACGCGCCATGCGAATCACTATCTGGACTGTCGGGTCTATGCGGCGGCGGCCTGGCGGTATTTCTTTACCGAGTGGATCCGGCGGCGCGAGGTAGCGCGGCCGAGGCGGGTGGGCCGCCATGGACGGTTTAAGCGATAGCGATGACGATGAAAGGAACGATGATGAGCGAGCAGGAGACGACAGAGCGGGCAGCGGTGCCGACGCGGGAGCAGTTGGAGGCCGAGACGATCGGGCGGCTGCGCCAGCGGTGCAAAGAGCAACATGTCAACGGGCGGGGGGCCAAGGCCCTGCTGGTCGAGCGGCTGATGCTCTGTTACCGGGGGCGGGCGGATAAATACGCCGGGACGCTGACCAAGTGCCGCGTCTGTCAGGCACCGGTGCGGGTGATGAGCACGCAGCGCCATGAGCAGGCCGATGGGGCGACGATCATTGTGCGCCACCTGCGCTGCAGCGGATCTCACAGCCACAGATACCAGGTATCGGAAACGGTAAGACCCGCTGGCGGATAGAGTTACGAGCCAATAATACAGATCTGTAATGCGGGCGGTTTTGCTGGTGCTGTTAGAAGCGTACAGTGGGGGCATGAGTGCTTCGGATCCGACAGCGGCTGAATTGCTGACCGCCGTGAACGCGGCGATCTACGAGCTGGTGACCGGCAAGGTCAAACAGAAACAGATCGGGGAGCGGTCGTATACCTACTACGATCTGCCGGCGTTGCGGCAGTTGCGGGAGGATCTGCGCGTAGAGGCCCAGACGACGACGGGGACGGTGCGGGTGGCCGATGTGTCGAGGAGCTACGGATGATTGCCGTGGGCGCGACAGGTATTGATCTGCGGGGTGCAGCCCTGGCTGAGCGGCGATTGGATCGCTACGGGTCGGTCCAGGTCATGGCGTCGAGCGGCATCGGCTACGAGATTACACGCGGGGGCAATCAGCGGCGTCATTACGGCTTCGTCACCGGGCGGACGGCCAGTGCGGATCGGCACCTGACGTCGACGACGCTGGGGCGGCTGCGCGAGACGTGCCGGATGTACGACCGCGAGAGTACGCTGTTTGGCGGGCTGGTCGATCGGGCCCTCGATAACATCTTTGGGGCCAATTTCGATTTTGTGCCGCGGACGGGTGAGAAGGCCCTCGATCAGCGGGTCAAGGCGTACATCGCGACGCGGATGGATAAACGGTACTGCGACGCCTCGCGAACGCGGCATTTTGCGGATCTGGCGCGGACGGCGCTGCGGGGGGTCTGGGTCGATGGCGATAGCCTCTGGGCCCAGAGATCGGATGGGTCGGTACTGGCGTTCGAGGCGGATCAAGTGGTTACGCCCAGCGGCGGCGGCTGCGATAAGCGAATCGTGCTGGGCGTCGAGCTGGATGAATGCAATGCGCCGCGGGCCTATCACGTCCAGCAGCGACGGACCAAGAGCGATCACGGCGGGCTGCTGGATACGGACCGCAATACGCGACGGGTGGCCGCCGGATACGGGTGGCTGCCGGCGTATCGGACACGCTACCACCAGACGCGGGGCGTGCCGTTTCTGGCGCGGGTGCTCTCCTTCTACGATCGGCTGCACAATTACATCGACTACGAATCGCTGGCGGCCGAGATCAACTCCATGCTGGGCTGGAAGATCGTCAAGAATGGCACCACGGACGATTGGCCGGGCGTGGCGGATAACGACGAGGCCAGCAACGATACCTTCGAGAAGGTGCAGAAGATGGAGCCGGGCCAGGTGTTCGATCTGCGGCCGGGCGAGGATGTCGATATGATCGGCTCCTCCCGGCCCGGTTCAGCGTTTGACGCCTACATCCTCATGGCCTGTCGGATTATCGGCGTGGCCATCGGTATGCCGCTGGAGCTGGTGCTGTTGGATTTTTCGCGGACGAATTACAGCTCCGCCCGGGCGAGCCTGGGCGAGGCGCGGCGGATGTTTCGCACCTGGCAGCGGTTTGCCGAGGTGGAGTTCTGCATGCCGTGGTATCGCTGGCAGATTGCGAGGGGTGTGGCCAGCGGGGTCTTGCCGGCCGATGCGGCCGTGTTCGGGGCGCGGTGCCAGTGGCCGGCGTGGGAGTACATCGATCCGCTCAAGGAGGCCCAGGGCAACGCCGTGGCGATCTCCACCGCCACCAAGAGCATATCTGAGTGCATTCGCGAGCGGGGTCAGGAGCCGGCCGAAGTGCGTGAGGAATTGAAGCGTGATGTCGAGTGGCTCCGAGAGGTGGGTATTGCCCTGCCGACGGTGCATATCAAAGTGGAGCCAGAGAACCAGTCAGAGAGTGAGGCGGCATAATGGCCAAGGCGGCCACGAAAGACAAGCGAGAGGTGTTGCCGGCCGCGACGCAGGCCGTGACGGGGATGGGGCTGCTGCTGGAGGCGGTGGCCAGCCAGGCGTGGGCCATGGAGCGGGGCGTTCTCGAACGGATGTTGGAGATTGTCGAGCGGCATGTGATGGGTGTGCGACTGGACGCAGCGCAGATCGAGGCGGCCACGGCGTCCCGCAAGACCAAGCAGCGTGATTACGAGGTGACAGCGGACGGGCGGGCGATCATTCCGGTCACGGGGGTCATCGCCAAATACGCGAGAATGGTCAATGGGGTAAGCCAGCCGCAGGGGAGCAGTATCGAGCAGATGCGCCAGCAACTTGCCGCTGCTTTGAATGATACGGCGGTGCGGAGTCTGTTTCTGCTGATCGAATCGCCGGGCGGGTCCGTCTCGGGCCTGGCCGATTTTGCGGCTGAGGTGCGGGCAGCGTCGGAGCGTAAGCCGGTGGTGGCGATGATCGACGATCTGGGGGCGTCGGCGGCCTACTACCTGGCGTCACAAGCGCAGGTGCTCTACGCCAACGCCTCGGCGATGATCGGTAGCGTCGGCGTCTATTCTGTCCTCGTCGATTCCTCCAAGCGGGCGGAAGCGGAGGGGTTGACGTTTCACATACTCAAGTCTGGTGAGCACAAGGGCACCGGCACGCCGGGGGTGGCGATCAGCAGCGGGCAACTGGCCCAGCAGCAGACCTACATGGAGCATTTTTACGGGATGTTCATTGCGGCGGTGCTGGCTGGCCGGGCGGAGGCAGGGCTGACGGCCGAGACATTGTATCCCATGGCGGACGGTCGGTTGTGGACGCCGCAGCAGGCGCTGGAGTCCTCTCTAATTGACGGCGTGATGAGCGTCGAGGAGGCGTTGCAGACACCGTTGCCGTCGGCCAGAGCAACCATCAACAACAATAGTCAACGGAAAGGGTCAAGTATGAGTGACGAAACAGCAAAAGCGGAAGAGACGCCGCAAGCGACGGCGGATCAGGTGCAGGCGGCCCAGCAGGCCGAGCGCCAGCGGATTCAGGCGATCAGCAAGCTGCTGGCCGATGACACGCTGGCGGGTGTGCGGGATCAGGCGATTGCCGACGGCATGAGTCTGACCGAGGCGAAGGCGGCTGCGTTCGAGGTCTTGCAGAAGGCGCGGGCGGACGAGCGGGTATCGCTGCAGGCCGAGATCGACCAGCGGCAACAGCGGCTGGACGCCATTGCCCAGGGTGGCAGCGACGTCGAGGCGCAGGAGCCGGCGGACGCCGGCGAAACGGGGGCGTCTTTGGGGACGTCGGCCGATGACGGGCGAGCTGAGACATACGCCAACGCCGTTCGTCAGCTCCAGACGCAGGGGCTCAGTGAGGCCCAGGCATACGAGAAGGCCGTGCGGCTATTCCCGACGGCGCACGAGGCATGGAAAGATGCGAACGCTGTCGAGCAGCGTCGCTAGCGGACAAGTGAAGACGGGTTTGCCGACGGGCCGACGGGCCTAGGGCAACGCAAGAGCAAAGAAGCGGCCGTGTAGGGGCCTACACCCTCTATGCGGTCGCTTTTTTGTTGCCCTCAACCAAGAGATAAGGAGTTCTGTTATGGTTATGGCTTTGAGCAACGAAGGCCCGATCACTCTGACCAGCGGCGAGGCCCTGGCGGCGGATCGGCTGGTGAAATTTAGCTCATCCACGGCGATCTATGCCGACGCGGGCGATGAGCCGGTGGGGATCACGAAGGAGGCTGTCGCCACGTCCACGGCGGTGGCGTGCGATCTGCTCAATGGGTCGGTGAGGCGGGTGACTGCGGCGGGCGCCATCAGCGCCGGGGCCGCGATTTACGTGGCTGATGATGGCAAGGTCTCCGCTTCGGCGGTGGGTAAGCAGATCGGCCAGGCCCTGGCGGCGGCCACGGC